TACCGTCGATGATGATGCTTTTACACTTTGTCATTTTGTTTTCTCCGTTTGGTTTAGTATGAGCTTGAGTTTTTTGTTCATTGAAGTGTTGGTTGCAGAGGGGTTGTTTGGCGGCTATGTAATAAGGTAACAGGTAAGTGCATCGACGGCTAGCATAAAATTTTACGACGCAAAACTTTTTTACGACGCAAAACTTTTACATGAGACTATGTATCGTGACAAGCACCACATCTTCGGAGAATTCAAGTTTCAACTTGAGGTCCTCTAGGTTCAGCAGAGATGTGGGATTGATACTTGCTGCGAGCAACCAAGCTGAATAGTTCATAGTTCATAGAGAGCTTGATAAGTAGAGGCGGGGTTGACCTAACCGTCCCAGTATCTCTCATGATACTGCACTCTAGTAATCGAGTAGTGGGTGCTGTAGCTCTCGCATCGAATGGTGACCATCTAACACATGGGACGATTACTTCATACTGATTACTCACACACCTCACTTCTACTGAGGGAGTATCATAGAATCCTACTACGTGTCGTATACAAGTAGATCATCTCTTCTTCACTACGACCTACGTAGTAGGATTCTCCTAACCCTCTCCTGCCCTACTTCTACACGTGAAGAAGAATACATATCATCTTCCACGCAAAACTCTCATTCATCATGATCTCGAGAATAGTACATGTAAATATAGTTGTGGGTGTAAAAAGGTGTAAGTCCCTCAAGTATCGCACAGGTTATATCAAAGCATGAGCGAATTCATCAGTGGGATAACTGCTTTTCTACTCGCTGGCGCTGTAGCGTATTTCACGCTATCGCTGATAAACTTGATCTACCATCGTCACCTTACTAGGAAGCGACAGAAGGAATGGAGGAGGAAGAATGACTGAGTTAGGACCTGTATTCTTCGCTGCGTTCATGGCGTCATTTGTATCGACTGTATTACTAGTGCGTCATTTACTTCGCGAGGAGATGAAATGAGTTTGCGTAAACAAGCTGAGAAGGATGAGCCGTACTCAATCGCTGTAGATTTCGATGGCGTCATCCACAGCTTCACTTCGCCGTGGGGGAAGCCGTGGGACATTCCTGATGGGCCTGTTTTGGGGTCGATGACTTGGCTGCATTCGATGTTGCAGCACTTTGATGTTTACATCTTCTCTACTAGAGCGAGGGGTTGGCGGGGTAGATGGGCAATCAAACGTTGGTTCAAGCGGCATGGTAGAGAGTTTTGGCCTGATGAGCATGGTACGAGGGGCCTCAACAAGCTCAAGATCACTGGAACTAAACCGCCGTGCTTGATTTATCTTGATGATCGCGCGGTCAGGTTCGAGGGACCGGGTACGTTCCCTTCGCGTCAAGAGATTCACAATGCGCGCCCGTGGCACAAGCTGCGCAAGAAGGTGCGCGTCCTTACGAAGACAACGATGAGGGGCATGGAAGCTCCGCATCTTCCTGAAGCAGGGCATGACGACTGAAGTTTTACATGTGCCTATATTAGGTTAGGTAAACACAGGTACACGTCTCAAGCCCATTTCTCTAACTAGATGAAAACATATACAATCAAGATCGAAGATGACGGCGTCAATGACATCGTCACAACAACAGCATCGCTGCTGAATATCACTCCTGATAGTGTGGTTGAATGCATGATCGTCAACGCGACGACGCAGTTCACTACGACTCCTACAGCGACTAAGTCGAGGGGCACGCGCAAGACCACACAGAAGACTTCGATTCGTCGCCGGAAGAATCGTGCAAGTAAAGTGACTTGTCCGCTCTGTCGCAAGCACTACTACGCGCAGGGCATGACGAAGCACCTGCCCTCTTGCGCGGATAACAATGGAGTGCTGTTCGAGGAAGCGGTCAGCCAGATGCCGGACAAGACGGTAGCTCGTATTCCGTCGTTCGCAGTCAGGACCGCTAAGTTCGCCGACTAGAGTTAGGACTCGATGTCCTAACTAAAAAGGGCTTTTTGGCCCCCTGGATGCGTGCCTACGTTATAATAGGGTTAGCAATAGGGGGTCTTTCTCTTTGAATTGACCCGAGGATTATCTCTCATGAAGCAATAAATCTTGCAAAGTTCAGACTTGTTGTCTGGACGGCCCCTAGAGGGTTCTTTATTCAGCCAGACCCGAGGAGACCCAATAAGTCTCAACTGGTTGAAGGGGGTGTTCGCCCTCTAGGGGCTTTTCTCTCTCTCTCTAAATGCAACTAAGGAGGATGGACTGAAGGTATTTCAAGTTTTCGGAATGCTGCTATTTGTGGGTGCGGTTTTCATCGTCGCTCCGATAGCGCTCCTGATCTTCTGGGCAAACATCTAAACTAAATAATGGAAATATGCTTTGAAGAAGGGGTCCATCCGTATAGGCTACTACTATGGAACAGATTCAACCCAACGTTCGAGTTATCGAAGATTATGTGACTTCGGGTTACTTGTGTAAGTTTTTCAAGCGGTCGTCTTTGACGATCCATCACTGGCGGGCCAGAAAAGGTCTACCATACGTGAGATTTCCTGGTGACAGCAGAGATACGATTCGGTACGTGATTGATGAAGTAATTTCTTGGGCGAAGGCGAACGATATCCAGATGTTCGGTGACGAATTGGCGCGAGATAGTGGATTATTCAACGCTAACAGGGCTGTCTAGAGATGATCTTCGCGAGCTAAAAGGCCGTGTTGAATATCTTCTCAAGGGCGATAAGAACGTCGATGATTGCGGCGCGCAGATTCACCGTGTAATCACTGACGAGCTGACGGCTCGGGGCATCTATGGGATGCCCTTCGGTGTTCTCAAGAAGCAAGCGTACTATGCTGCTCATAAGGAAGGCAGCGCTTCGGTTGAAGAGTTCAGCAAGCGGTATATGAAGCCTCCTAGCAGAGTTGAAGCCCTCAAGGTCTATCGAGTGCTTGTCAAGATGCTAAGTAGACGCTTGATTGCTGAGGGGACGCCTCTGTCTCCTAAAACGATGTCGCAAGGACTGAAGAGAATTCCTGCAATCGTCGATTGTCAGTTTCCCGGTTATCGGGAATCAGGTTTACTTCCTGCGATTTATCGTTCTATTTCATGAGTGTATAGAGGGACGTGCATCTTACGCTTGCGATTCAGGAGGCCCTCGTCGCCTTGTTGTGTTTCGACGATGAGGCTTCGGGCGCTTCAATGATCCGAAGCTTGGTGCCTCTATCAGCGTATGACGCTTACTATAGAGATATCGCTGAAGCTGCGATATCCTACAATGAGCAGTATCAAGAGGCTCCACGCGAGCACACTTATGACCTCGTTGAGACGCTAATAGCTCGCTATCCTGACCGGGAAGAGATCTATGGGCGCATCTTCAATTCGCTCAGTGAGACTAGGAATGGCATCAATAGGAACTATGTCGTTCAGCAAGCGCAGGTCTTCGCTAGATTCCAATCCCTGAGATCGGGAATCAAGGAGGCGCTCGACTCCCTGAAAGCTGAAGATGAAGCGGGAGTTATGCTGGCTGAGGGTGCAATAGCTGAATGTCTCAAGTCGACGACTGAGATCTGCGAGCCAGGTATCCTCCTATCTGATGCAACCCAGAGTCTCAGGTTCCTTGATGAGGATGAGACGGTTTCATTCAAGACAGGGATTGAGGAGATAGATTCAAAGGGACTTGGTCCTGCGAGGAAGCGGCTTCATGTGTTCGTAGGTCTTCCTGGAGCAGGCAAGTCATGGTGGCTTGTGAATCTAGCGAAGCAGGCGTTGTTGAATAGACAGAGGGTTGTCTATGTCACGCTTGAGTTGAGTGAGGTTGAGGTGAGCCAGCGCCTTATCCAATCACTTTACTCAGTGTCAAAGCGCAAGATTGACTATCAGACGCATAGCTTTGAGCGCGACGAGCTTGGTCGGTTTGTTGATATGCACGCTGATATGATCGTGAATCGTCCGTCATTTGTCGACCAAGGGATTAGGAAGACGTTGACGAAGAAGCTGAAGCCGCTAAAGCAGAAGCCCGAGCTCTGGGTCAAAGAGTTCCCAACCGCATCCCTGACAATCAATCAGCTGAACGCCTATCTTGATTCGTTGGAAGCGACCAAGAAGATGATCCCTGATTTGCTAATCGTCGACTATGCTGACCTGATGACGCTGGGAACTGACAATTACAGGCTCGACGTGGGTAGTCTCTATAAGCGACTCCGCGGTCTCGCCATCACGCGTAATATAGGAGTCGCGACAGCTTCGCAGGCGAATAGGTCAGCCAGGACTGCGAGAGTCATTACGGACGAGCATATCGCTGAGGATTATTCAAAGATCGCGACAGCTGACTATGTGATTAGCTACAACCAGACTCAAGATGAGCACGATCTTAGTCTTGCACGGTTGTTTGTTATCAAGGGAAGGACGGAGCAGGATAAGTTCGAGGTTCTGATATCACAGGCGTACGGCCTCGGTCAGTTTGTGATCGACTCTGTTGGAAAGATCAGTAGTTACTGGAATCAGATGCAAGCGCAAGGTGGAGATGACGACTGATGCCTGTCGCTAAGAGTGCGGTCGATGATTTCTTCAAGCGCAAGCTGAAGAACAGCGATAAGGCGCGTGATTTAGCAGAAGAAGAGCTTGCGGGATGGATCGACGCCCTCCCTGTCCCTCCCCGCTTTGAGCTCAAGCCCTACAGACATCAGCTGGTCTGCTTCTTGCTAGGGGTCAAGCGTGCGAGCTACTTCTTTATGCTCGACATGGGCTTGGGCAAGAGTGCGATCACGATCAATATCTTTCGATGGTTGCAGGATAATGACGAGGCGAAACGTATGCTCGTCCTCGTGCCAAACATCTCCAATATAGAAGCATGGGATGAGGAGTTAGGCATCCACGCTCCTGAGCTCACCAGTTCCTTATTTGACCAAGGAACTCGCAAGGTGAAAGAGAAGATGATCCTTGAGGGAGGTCAGGTTGCGGTCGTGACCTACATGGGCTGGCTCAGATTGATATCTAAGACTGTGAATGGCAAGCTGAAGATTGATCCGAAGCAAGCCAGTCTGCTTGAGAAGAATTTCGATATGGTCGTGTTCGACGAGAGCACAGCCCTCAAGAATCACAGGTCGTTGACGTTCAAAGCGTGTCGTAGACTGATAAAGACAACCCCGTTCCGCTATTGTCTGACAGGCACTCCGTTCGACAAGGACCCGCAGGACCTTTGGTCGCAGTTCTTTGTGCTCGATAGCGGAGAGACCTTGGGGCCTACCCTCGGGCTCTACAGAGCTGCGTTCTTCAAAGAGAAGGATGATTATTGGAGTGGAGGCAAGACTTACACGTTCGATAAGAAGCTCGACAAGGAGCTCAATCGAGTCATCAAGCATTCGTCCATCAGGTACACAGAAGAAGAGTGTCTGGACTTACCGGAGAGTATAGGAGGATTACTGTCTCCTGCTGGCCCGATGAGCAGGCAAGTATTGTTCGATCCTGAGACCCTTCAATACTACTACAGCTTGATTGATGAAGTCAGGGAGTCAGAAGGTAATCTCAAAGTCCTAGCTAATGTCTACACGCGTATGCGTCAATTGACTGCAGGGTTCTTGCCGGTCAAGGATGATGAAGAGCGTTTTGACATCATCTTTGATAAGAACCCGAAGCTTGATGCGCTGATGGATCTCATCAAGGAGATCCCGCCTAACTGTAAAATCGTAGTCTACAACGAATTCAAGATGAGTGGCGAGCTGATTTGTGCTAGACTCAAAAAAGAGAAGTTCAAGCACGCCCGAGTTTACTCAGGCACGAAGGATAAGAAGGCTGTCTTGACTCAGTTCAAGCAAGATCCCAAGACTAGAGTGCTGGTCGGGAGTAGGTCTATCGCTTTTGGACTCAATCTTCAGATTGCTAACTACATCATCTTCTTTGAATCTCCTGACTCGACAATCATTCGCAAGCAGGTTGAGCGTCGTATCAGAAGGTCAGGGCAGACCAAGCGTACTCACTTCTATGATCTCGTGATCAAGGGGAGTGTTGATGAGAAGATTCTCCGGTTCATGATTCAGGGGAAAGACCTTTTTGACGCTCTTGTTGAGGGAGAGTTCCATCATCTCGACTAAAAATAAAACTTGGGTTTTGTTTGGGTTGTATAAAATATTTTTGTATACTTTAGGGGTAGCCTATTACTCCCCATTCCGGCCCGTTTTCCGGTAAAACCAGAGAAATCAAGTATGCCAAGGCAACGCGCTACAGTCGTCATCTCGTGTGTCACATGCTCAACCCTTATGGAGTTCGATCTAGTCGTCGGCCGCGCTATGTCAGGGCAGTCCTGCTCAGGCTGCGGGGTAACGATCTCATGTGTGCTGACTCCTTCAGATGACCCGCAGCTACAGTCGTTCACAAATGTATGCGACACAAGAGATGGAGAGAGTGCAGTTGATGGTTATGCAGACGAGCTGCCGTTGACGTTCGCATTTACAACGACGTGAGTGGGTTTGATTGGAGAGCCTTCCTAGATAGAGCGGGTGTCTATTTCGTCGAGAAGGAAGGAGGTCAGAATATCTACACCAAGTGTCCCTTCTGCGGGATTGACGACCCCTCGGAGCACTTAGGCATCAATGTCGATGCTACGTCCCAGTATTTAGGCTTCTGGGGATGTTGGAGAGCGGAGACTCATAAAGGGAGGAGCCCGGTCGCGCTTGTCTCAGCAATTCTGAGATGTTCAGGGATGGACGCGCGTAAAATCGTCGCAGAGGGAGCTACTGCCTCTCTAAGTCCTATCAGTGAGCTTGAGGCTCAACTGAATGCGTTAGGGACGAAGCCCGCTCGACAACCCATCGCTATGCCTGCGACCCTCCCTGAGCAGTTCTCTGCTTTGAAGGATAAGTTCCGCTATCGAGGGCGCTTCTTCAAGTATCTCAGAGGTCGAGGCTTCGCGCGGGATGAGTTGGTAGCTGTCAGCGAGGCATACAATCTACAAGGTGCGGTTACAGGTCATTTCAGAGATCGCATCATCTTTCCATTCTACAAGGATGAGGAACTGATAGGCTGGACTGCGCGAGCTATTGTCCCAGCGAAGCAGCGTTACGACACTTACTTTGAATCTGATGAGGCTCCGGCCTTCATTTTCAACTGCGACTGCGCCTATGAGCCTGCTGAGACTCTAATCATAGTTGAAGGCCCGATTGATGCAGTCAAGATGGATTTCTACGGTCGGGCGCACGGAGCCCGGACCTGTGGATTGTTAGGTCGAAACCTCAATGCTGCGAAGGTGCAAGAGATTGCCTACGTGGCTGATGAGTTTGAGAGGATCGTGCTCCTCCTTGATGCTGATGCTCGTGCGGTTGCGTTGCAACTCAAGCGTGAGCTGACGTGGATTGGGAAGGAAGTTGTCATTATTGATATGCTTGATGACGTCGAGGATCCTGGCGAGATGCACCGGCACCAAGTCGAGCAGCTACTCGCAAGCTTCTAAATAAAAACAAAAAGGTGTTTTGGCTGAAGCGGTATTATGTTACCCTATAGCATACCACGGCTCAGCCCCCTTCCACCCCTAACCGACTCTTCAAGAGGATATCAGTTACCTCATGGAGCGCATTCAACTCAACTTCGTCCCCAGTTGGGACGGTCCACTCGAAGGATGGTGCGTAAATTATATCAACAAGAATGTCTGGAGGGTAATCCCCGAACACGATAAAGATGATCTCTACCAAGATGCTTTCCTCTTCTTCTTGGTATGTAAAGAGAGGTACCCACAGGTAAGCGAGCCGCCCCACTTCATGGCATTGATGAAGACTTGCTTACGAAACCACATAAACGAACTCGCTACTAGGCGCACCCAGAGGTCAGAGGTCAAGAATTTCTCAGCCGTCTTAGATGACGATGTTGAGAGGACTACGGGTCTAATAGAGCAGTTGGGTGTTGAAGACGACGCCGATGGGGTTGACTTCAAGATGATGTGCGGATCGGCACCTAAACCCTTCAAGCGCATCTTGATTGCGTTCACGCAAAACCTGCTAGAGTATAACGCCGTAAGTGGCGTCCGCGAGACGACCAACGGTCTGCTCTGCCGGCTTGCCTGTGTTGAGGATCCAGACCTGCGAGTAAAGTTTGAGACGTGGTTGGTTGATGGCGTTCTCACATGAGAATATAAATCATGATGGCCCAGGTCCAAAAGGAGAAGATATGGCGCTGACGCTAGTTGAAGACGAGATTCTCAAGAACGCAGAGGTATCAAGTCAACGCGATGGGGAAGATGATACGAAGTACAGGGCTAGGCTCGTAAGGGCGGGCGTTAGCCTTGTTGATGATCGTTGGCGCGGCTTGTCAGAGCCAACCCAAGTGTGGGTCAATGACGGGGCGGCTGCGATCAACGCTAAGGTTGATGTTCCTGATTTCCCGGAAGGCTTGGCTCCTGAGCCGACTATGCCTGAACCGGAGCCGCCGAAGCCCGCGCGAAAGCGCGGCGCCTGCAATTACCTGCGAACGCTCTACATTACTAATCCTGATCTCACTCTCGATGAGCTGCTGAGAAGTACGCGCGACGCTGGGTATACAATTACATGGAACACAGCTTCCAATTCGTATCAAGAGACCAAAGCGTGCTTGAAGCTCTTGAAGGAACTGAATCTTCTAAAGTGAGTGACTGAAATGACAAAGGCGCTAGTTGTGCTATCTGGGGGTCAGGACTCGACGACCTGCCTCTTCTGGGCCAAGTCGATCTTCAGCGAAGTTCATGCGTTGACGTTCGATTATGGTCAACGACATTCGATTGAGATTGAAGCTGCTAAGCGAGTTGCTGCGCTGGCTGAAGTCGCTAGTCATGAAATTCTTGAGCTGGGTGGAGGCATCTTGCAGGGGAGAAGTCCCCTTGTGAATCCTGATGTTGACGTTCAACACTACGCAAATCCCGCTGAGATGCCGGACGGCGTGGAGCCCACGTTCGTTCCTGGTAGAAACATTCTCTTTTTGACGATTGCTGCTAATCGAGCTTTTGTGAAACGGTGCGCCGCCGTCGTTCTGGGTGTGAGTCAAGAGGATTTCGGAGGCTACCCTGACTGTAGGGATAAGTTCATCTACTTGATGAGGCAGGCTCTGAATGAAGGTCTCTATGGCAAGAATTCAGGCTTGGCTATCTACACTCCGTTGATCTTCAAGACCAAGAAAGAGACTGTGTTGTTGGCAGATAGTTTTGAGGGTTGTTGCGAAGCCTTGGCCTACACTCACACGTGCTATGATGGAGAATACCCTCCCAATCCTGCGAATCATGCGTCTATGATCCGCGCTCGGGGCTTCAAAGAGGCTGGGTGTGATGATCCCTTGATTGTTAGGGCTAAGAGCGAGGGCTTGCTGCCTGCTGATTATCCGGGGCACGGTTACATTGAGGCGAAGGTGATTATCGCGGTCGACGAGCTTGCTGTTGATGCAGATGATGTGAAAGAGATCAAGTCGCGTAGAGTCACTAAGCGTAAGAAGAGGAAGAAGAAGAATGATGAAGGTCAGTGAGTCCAAGGGATTGATTAGCGAGCATGACATTCGTAGGTTGATTTTCGCGTGCGGGGATGATGCTGATCGCGAGGGTATGAAGGAGACTCCTAAGCGATTTCTCAAAGCGATGGATTATTGGACGCGGGGATACGATGAGTCGGCTGAAGATGTGCTGAAGACCTTCGTTGATGGTTCAGAGAACTATGACGAGCTGGTATTTCAACGCAATATCCCCGTGTATTCTCATTGTGTCGTAGGATCAACCTTCGTCGAAACCCCGAAAGGTCGAGTACCTATTTCATATTTGAATAATGGTGATTGGATCTACACCGTTGATTCCGATACTAGAGAACTTGGTTTAGTCAAATGTTCAAATCCACGAGTGACTAGAAGGGACGCTGAACTGGTGCGTGTAATCGCTGATACAGATACGGTTATCTGTACTCCAGATCATAAATTCTTGCTCGTTTCAGGCGACTGGGTGATGGCCCGTGATTTGCGGAATGGACACAGAATTCTTAGCCTCTATAAGTCAGCGATGGGGTCAGGAGAAGGGCCTTATTATTCCCAGCTTCGTGCAAAGCAGTGGGGTCATAGAACAGCTCCCATGCAAATCAAGGGTCAGAGTGTCTATCAGACTGAACACAGATTTGTTGTGTCTGCGCTCGAGCTCAATGGGTTTGAAAGGACGAAATGTCCTATCCATCATAAGAATGAGATGGTCTGGAATAACTCCCCAGAGAATCTTGAGGTTCTTTCAATTGCGGAGCATAATCGCAAGCATTCTCGAACGCTGAAGCTGGCGAAAAATGCTAAGAGAATCAACGCTGCGGGGGATTCATCAAAAAGACTTAGTGTTCGAGAGAAACGGTCTAAGTCAGTCGCGAGTCATTGGGATAAGATGACTGCTGACGAGAGACAAGAGCGTGGAGCCGCTATTGCGAGGGGCATTCATTCTGCGCGCAATCATGTCATTCTAGGTGTCGAGGAGCTTGAGCAGCGCGATGATGTCTGGTGTATGGATGTTCCTGATACGAATACCTTTTTCGCGAATGGTATGGCGGTGCATAATTGTGAGCATCACTTAGCTCCGTTCTTCGGTGTAGCTCACATCGCCTACGTCCCTGACAAACGAGTTGTGGGGCTGTCAAAGCTCTCTAGAGTACTTGAAGTCTTTGCGAGGAGGTTTCAGGTGCAGGAACGGCTGACTCAACAGGTTGCAACAGCTCTCTGGGAGAATCTCAAGCCGCAGGGAGTTGGGGTCGTCCTCGAATGCAGGCACATGTGTATGGAGAGTAGGGGCATTGAGAAGATGGGGACTGTGACTATCACTTCATCTCTCAAAGGTTGCATCAAAGATGAGCATGATGCGAGGAACGAATTCCTCGCATTCGTCCGATCAGGTCAATCGACTCATATTTGAATCATGTTCTGGACCATCATAAGGATTCTGCTCTATTTCGTCGTGGCGATAGTCCACGCTCAATTCATCTTTGAAGTGTGGACGTTAGATGTGGGCTTAGGATTCAAGTTGCTCGTATCGCTGTGGTTGGGGCTCGGACTTGGGCTGGCATTGGCGACGATGATAGGAGCAGCGACAAATCTACTGGGGGTGCGTGTTGACTGACTATTCAGACTTGATTGAGTATTATCGGTCAGCGTTACGCTGGTCGCGGTTCTACAACTTCGCTCTCGTAGCAGCGCTTCTCTACTTCTTTCTATTCCATGGTACTGGTTGATAGCGTCGATAAGATTGTCGGGTCTTATTTCAAGCTCGTCACAATCGAGACATTCGAATACAAGGGCAAGATCTATGAACCCAAAACCCTCAGAGTCTCTCCAGGAATCTTCAGAGGCTTTACGTGTCCTTCGGGATGCGGAGGCTGCTGTCCGAGGTTTTCTCTCGACTATCTCCCCTCTGAAAGTCGGCCCCCTGACAGTCGAATCAAGGAACGATGGGTTGTTTTTGATGGTCGACAAGTCAGGGTGTACAGTGACCTACAAGCTGACCATGACAGTCATTTCTGCAGAAATCTCCAGCGAGACGACGGACGATGCGGGATCCACGGACGACAACCCTTCTCCTGCGACTTTGAATTGATCCGCGCCATCACAACTGATGAGGAGTATCGACCGAATTGGATCACGACGCGGCTCTTTGGGAGGGGCTGGGCGTTCCTGAGAGTTGACGGAGAAAGAGGATCACTCTGCGAGATACTTCCGGTCACGCAGGAATCGTTACAGGACACTATAAGGAAGATGAAGAGGCTAATGGAATGGGCGGACCACTTCGGGCTGAAAACGTGCGTTCCCGATATCTTGCCCTGGCTGCGCTCAGGGCCACACGAGGAACCAATATGGGTCAACACACAATTCGCAAAAGTGAAGGCAGGACTACTGTGAGTAAATTAGAAGCGTTGCAAGAGAGTGCAGATAAGAACAAGAAGTCTTATCAGTATGACCAACCGAATTGGTTGCTGCTTGAGACTTTCACGAAGCCCCCAGGCAGGTCAACCTTAGAGCTCCACATCCAGGTTCCTGAGTTTACGTCGCTCTGCCCCATTACAGGGCAGCCTGATTTCGCGACTATCCTTATCGACTACAAGCCTGATAGGCTTTGTGTGGAGAGCAAGAGCCTCAAGCTCTATATGATGGGCTACAGGAACTACGGGGCTTTCCACGAGGCGTGTGTTGATTTGATGGCTGAGCATCTCATCAAGGTTCTTGATCCTCTTGAGTTGAAAATCACCGGAGACTTTGCAGCTCGAGGGGGCATTCCTTTTGAACCGACCGTTAGTTACACGAAACAAACGACAGCTACTGCCATCACTGGATATGCCGACACCTCCCAGCACTAATCACGTCGATCTTGTCCTCGATTCGGGCGCTTATAGTGCCTGGAAGAAGCAGGAAGACCTCCCGATTGATGCCTACATCGCGTTCATCAAGAAGCATGAAGGTTGCTTTTCGCATGTAGTAAACCTTGATGTGATTCCTGGTGAATGGGGAACCGTTCCTACTCCTGCTGAGGTTGATGCGTGCGCGACGCGAGGCTACAAGAACCTCAATATCCTGAAGCGCCGTGAAGGCTTTGATGTCATGCCTGTCTTCCACCAGGGAGAGGATTTCAAGTGGCTGAATTTACTCATCAGCGAAGGCTATGAGTACATTGGCATTTCTCCTTCGAACGACAGGACTACAAAGCAGAAGCAGGTCTGGCTAGACAAGGTGTTCAGGTTGCTTTGCGGCACGAAGGGCTATCCCATCGTCAAGACCCACGGTTTTGGGATGACCGCGCTTCCGTTGATGCATCGCTACCCTTGGTTCTCAGTTGATAGTGTGACCTGGTTGCTGATTGGAGGCTACGGTGGGATGCTCCTTCCAGTGAAGAACTTCAAGGGAGAGTATGACTACACTCGCAATCCTGAAGTGATTCAGATCTCGGATAGGCAGCCAGGCAAGAATCAAGCACTACTTGCGCTCGAGCCGGGTAAGCATATTGACACTCTTGGATCAGGGATGCGTAAGTATGTCGAGGAGTACTTAGAGTCAGAAGGTCTTAGCCTTGAGGGTATGAGGACTGACTACGTGACTCGACAGACTGCGGGCTGTAAATTCTTCAAGCGAGCATCAGATAGCTACACACCTCGACGCTATAAGCGAAAGGTTGTAGGCTTCTTTGATGGTAAGGAGAAGTATGAAGGGCGGTCAGAGCCGTGGGGTCAGATGAAAACTATCTTCACGCTGACGACGTCGCCTCAGCATTCTGGCATCCTAGAAGATGAGGGCATCAAGGATCGTCTATTGACGTTCTATTACTTTCACAAAGCAAAGACGATGCCCTTCAACATTCATGACTATGTCAAGACAGGTCGTATTCCATATTCGCCTCGAGGGAAGGGCGATCCGAAAGAGCAACAACTGGCACTCGCAGGAGCTATAGATGCAACGCAGTAAACTAGTAGAAGTATTGGCGCGGGTTCAGCCCGCACTCTCGACGAAGGATTTTATTCCTGTCTTTAGTTGCTTCTGCTTCAAAGATAAGAAGGTCTACGCCTACAACGACATCATCGCTATTAGGGCTCCGATTGATATGGAGCTCGAGGGTGGCATCCGGGGAAAGGTGTTGCTCGACTTCATGAAGGCTTCAACGTCTAATGAGGTTGAGTTGGTTCAGGGGAATGTCGGGGGAGTGACTGTCAAGGCAGGGAAGGGGTCTAAGTTGAAGCTTCCCATCGTTGACTCAGGGGAGTTCATCTTCAAGTTTCCTGATTATACAGAAGATGATCTCATTGAGATTGAGTTGACTAAGGATGTTCTGGCTTCGTTTAGACGTTGCATAGTCTCGATGGGATATGATCCTGCCCATCCGTGGAGGCTTGGCGTGTCTGTGAAGATCACAGGTACGAAGCTCACCATGTATGCGTCAGACAACACGACGATGGCCCGGAGTTTGGTTGCAGCGAAGAATAATGTTGAAGACGAGGTCGTCATCGTGCTGCCCCCGAGGTTCTGTGAACTGCTGATCGCAGGAGCGAATAGAGACAAAGCAGAGATGCTATACGTCTCAGATAGTTGGGTCGTTGCGACGTTTGAATCAGGAGCCGAGCTCTTCGCTAAGACTATCGGAGCGCCTAACATTGATGCGTTCGAGCGTCAGTTCGGTGAAGTAGAATCCGAGGGAGCTATTGAGACTGTTGATTTGCCGTCGAACTTCGGTCCGACGCTTGACCGCGCGTTGGTCGTTCTCGCAACCGATCCTGATAAGCACGCGAAGCTTACAGTATCTGACGGGCAGCTAGGGGTCTTCAGTCACTCAGCGTATGGAGAGGTTGATGACCATATCAGCCTTCCTGAGCATGATGATCTGTCCGTCATGTGCGCTCCTGAGTTGCTGAGACGCGGGCTTGATCATGTTGGAGGAATGTCAATTCTGGACGGCCAGTGCGTATACTTTGAAGGGGATATGTTCACCTACCTCGTAGCAGTGGTTACTGATTAGTGGTTCGGGTTGGATTCTTTACCCGTCAAGAGTCGAAGACGGGATTCAACAAAGTTACTAAGACGGGAATTACTTCAGAGCAACTGAGGTTGTTTGGAGTAGAGCACATGCAGCAGCGCGGGCTCGCTGGCATCGCTGATATGAATCCATCAGCGAAGTATCCTTGCATGGAGCCGTCTGGTTCAAAGAATCCGCTCATTTACATGCTGGGTGAGGCTCCTAGTCTTGACGACGACCGTGAGGGTCGACACTTTGCGGGACCCGCGGGTAAGTTGCTGCGACCTGACTTCGGTACGCTGACGCCGAAGATTCGATTCAACAATTGTGTAAGGACGCATCCATCTGGAGGTAGGCTTCCGTCAATCAGTGAAGTCGAGTGCTTCAGGCAGTCTGTCGTAGATGATATTCAGGAGACTAAACCCAAGATCATCGTAGCGGTAGGAGCGCTGGCAGCTCAATGGTTGCTGCCCAAGCTCGGCAAGATCTCAGTGCTTAGAGGTCGACGATTTCCTGTCACAGTCGGCACGCATAGTTGCTGGGTCTATCCCATCTATCATCCGTCATACATCCTTAGAATCAAGGACAAACGTGAGGCTGATGTTGCTGGGGTTGAGTACCTTCGAGTGTTTCATGCTGATAATGAAGCAATCGTGAAAAACGCTCACTGCGTCCCAGAGACTGACATCATCGATGGGAGCTGTAACTCAGGTATCGAGTTTGCGTACACAGTCAAGAAGGTCGAAGCAGCATTAGAGAAGCTTTCAAAAGAGAAGTACGTCGCGTTTGACCTCGAGACGACGAGACTGAGACCCTACTACGCTGACTCAGAAATACTCTCAATAGCTATCGCGGGGTCAGACTTCTGTGTTGGTATTCCTATTGACCATCCCCAAAGCCCTTTCACGGTTAGCGAGAAGGCTAAGGTCAAGGATCTGCTATGGAATTGGCTCCTCAGTCCCAGCCGCAAGATCGCTCAGAACGCATCGTTTGATATCGAGTGGTTGACTTGGTGGTTTGGCCCCGATGCGGCGCGTGCCTCGTCATGGGAAGATACGATGGTGCAGTCATATGTCCTCGACTCCCGGCCTGGGGGTAAGGGACTCGACTTCATGATTAGACAGTACTTTGGATTCTCTCTGAAGAGCTTGTCTAACGTCAACTTCAAGGATCTAGGAGCGACTCCTCTTGATGAATTGTTGAGCTACAACTGTCTCGACTCCAAGTGGACGCTGCCTTTGTTCAAAGTTCAACAAGCGAGAATCAAGAAAGACGGGCTGCTGCGTATTTATGAAGAGCATATACGTAGAATCCCGACTGTGATCCTCGCTCAAGCGGCAGGACTCCCTGTCGATGTCGATAGGGTTGAGGCCTTCCAAGCAAAGTACACTACTCGGATCGAAGCAGTGCGTGGGGAGATCGCAACGCTACCCGAAGTGATTGTTTATGAGCAAGAGTTCGGACACTTCAACCCAGCATCTACACCTCAACTGGTTACTATCTTTCGCGACATCCTCAAAAGGCCAGAAGGTCAAAGGGCGGGCACTAAATACTCCACGGACAAGAAAGCTCTGGGTGTTATGGAGGAAGTCCCGCTTGCCGAGAAGATCCTGGAACTTCGAACGTTAGTCAAACTCAAGAGCACATACATAGATAAGCTCCACCCGGATGCAAAGGGCTCGGATACTTATCCTGATGGCAGGATTCATCCTCTGTTCAAGACTGTATCAACAGTCACAGGGCGGCTGTCAAGCAGTGAACCTAATGGACAGAACTTTCCAAAGCGAACCAATCCAGAGATTAGATCTCAGATTGTAGCTCTGCCTGGATGGAGTATGGTCAGCGTCGACTATGGACAGATTGAGGCTAGAGTGATCGCGATGGCCTCGGGAGATAAGTATCTCTTAGCTGCATTGTGGGAGGATTACGACATCCACATGCACTGGACTGAGCGCGTGATAGAGGTCTGGCCTAAGATCTTCAAGCAGCGGGGCGGAGATAAGAAGAAGTTCAGAGGGGACATCAAGAACCAATTCACGTTCCCGTTGTTCTATGGTTCCCGTCCCAAGAGTATTGCGAAGGCGTTGAGTATGCCTGATGGCCTAGCTGACCGGCTCTATGATGAATTCTGGGATACCTTCCCCACAGTCTTGAAGTGGCAGTCCAAGTTGAAGAAGGACTATCAGAAGAAGGGCTATGTAGAGACATTGACTGGCCGGCGTAGATATGCTCCAATGAGCACAAACATGGTCATCAATACTCCAGTGCAGGGGACAGCTTCTGACATAGTAGTCGATGCGATGAATAGGTTGTCAGAGTATGCTGATGAGAAGCAGGTGTCCTGGTTGCAACCTGTTCTAAACATCCATGATGATTTGACGTTCCTCGTGCCTAACTCAGAGCTCGATGGGGCTATTGAGATTATCAAGAAGATGATGCTTGTCTGCGACTATGCGTGGTCGAAGGATGCACCTATTGAGATAGAGATGGCCGTAGGCCCTGATTGGTTTCGCTTGGAAGAGATTGGTAAATTTCAGTCGCATAAGGTTTGAATTTTTACATGTGCATATAACTTGGGGTCCTTGGTGGGGATGGGCCGGGATTTCCATGTCGGTTCCTCTGGTCCGTCCCCATCAGGGATACGTTGATAAGATGAACTGGCAAAGGCTTATCGACGTCGGCACATGAATTAGAGCCACGAAATGAGGTCCGCTTGACGCGGTTGTGGGTCTTACCTCGCCCATGATTGTCGATTGGAGTAGCGTAGATCTCAGGAGGAAGGGTCCGATTCATTGTGCCCCACACTTGGGAGGCATCGGGACCAGGCCCGGTGTCTCCCTTTTTACATGTCCCTATAATTGGGGGTGGCGGCAGTTTGGGCTTCCTAGTATGGCCGAACCCTCCGCCTGCCTCCTCTCCTCCTCAAGGCCGTGGGGTGGACTGTCGCCACACCTTTTTCTATGGAACAACTCACCCTCAAGTATCGACCTAAATCATTTGATGAAGTGGTTGGGCATGAACACGCTGTCACAGCTCTCAGGCAGACACTGAGTGATGGAAGTGCGCGTTCATTCATCTTCGCTGGTCCCTCTGGTATCGGCAAGACTACATTCGCCCGCATCATCGCTAATGAACTGAACTGTGACCCCTTCAATGTGAAAGAGATTGATGCCGCGACTCATACGGGCATCGATGCTATGAGGGAGGTCACAGAGTCACTTCAGTACAGCACCTTTGGTACGAATCAGAGTCGGGTGATTCTGGTTGATGAATGCCATGCTCTAAGTAAGGCTGCGTGGCAGAGTCTACTCAAGATCGTGGAGGAACCGCCGGCCAATGTATATTGGTGTTTCCTCACTACGGAACCCGATAAGATTCCAGAGACGATCAAGACGCGCTGCCAAGTTTATGCGCTGAAACCTCTTAGTGACGATGATCTGTTCAACCTCCTCATAGACATCTGTGAGAAGGAGAGCATCACGCCCGAAGACGGTAAAGCATTCGAGGGGGTGCTAGACCTTTGTGTCAGGCGAGCTGATGGTAGTCCGCGACGAGCGATCATGGCTCTGTCGAAAGCGAGTAAGTGTGCAGATCGCAAAGAGGCAGCAGGACTCCTCGATGTCTTAGAGGATGATGACAGCGCTGACATCAAAGAGCTGTGCAAGATTCTCTACAAGCCAGGTCTCACGTGGAAGAAGGCGATGGGAGTTCTAACCAAGCTCAAAGGAATCCATCCTGAGACAATCAGGCTTCAAGTTGCAGCCTACTATCAAGCATCGCTTCTAGGTGCAGCGACTGATGGTCAGTCAGAGAAGAGCATCGTTCAATCATTACAGATTCTACAGGCGTTTGGTGAGCCCTATAAAGTCGGGTCGACAACCAACATGCTCTATCCTGTGATCCTGTCTGTAGGAGAAGTTATCTACGGAGGAGAACATGAAGCTGGCTGACCTTGATAAGCAGCAGCGTACTCGAGTTTGGATCAAGGATGCGATTAGATATGAAGAGCATGAAGGGGTCCATACTTATCACGCATGCCAGTGTGGTAGAAGGAACACAAGGTCAGGTCGCTGCGCTGAATGTTGGCGTGATTGTTTGAAGGAGTTAGGAGATGAGCTGGCGAATCAATGCTGGGAGATGGACGTGGATGATGGTTAGAAAACTATTGATAGCGATGTTGCTTGCTGGATGTGCAGATTCATCCTCAGCAGCAGTACCGATCGACGTGACGGGGACCTGGAAGGGTTCTTGGACAAGCACTGACTTTCCTGCGATGGGCTCTATTGAGTTTGAACTTGATGAGGATGGAGAGGGGCGGGGGCTCATCCAAGGATCAGTCTGCCTCTCTGGAATTGAGGTTCGAGCTACCATAGGCAGTTCGGGTCGTGTCGTTACAATCGAGATGCAGTCGCCTGTAGCCCTTCCTGCGTTGTTGGCTGAGCTATCTGTCTCTAGAAATTCGTTGCAGATGTCAGGAACATACCGGAATATCAATGGGGGTTTCCTGTGTGTTGGAGACGGAACAATGATTCTGCAGAAAGAAGTTGAATGAAGCCGCTAGTGATATACGTAGGACCAACCGTTGTTTCCTATTCTAACTGACCCAAAGGAGAAATCATGAGTACGAGACCCGAATTAGGTGACCTCGAGAAGCACATCTTGATCGACAAGAATGATCTAGATGATGAGCTTGTTCACCAACCTGAAATCTACTTCCATGCTTGCGAAGGATATGCTCTAGCTGTATCCGAGCGCGACGCAGCGAAGTTGGATCAAGAGAAGATGGCAGCCCAAGTGTCCGTCGATTGTCGCGAGAAGTTAGAGGCTGACGGCAAGCGTGCAACTGAAGCGCTCGTCAGTTCCTGCGTCTTGCTTGATGATAGAATGATTGCAGCGAAGCAAGCGTACTTGGCTGCGAAGTTAGAGGCTGACCTGTGGTCTGCGCAGAAAGATGCTTACAGTCAGCGCGGTTATATGCTGCGGGATCTATGCGGACTCTACGTTGCAAACTACTATTCAGAGAGTGCAGTAGAGGGGCAGCACAGCAATAAGGTCATGGATCAGGCCAACATCAAAAATCGTCAACAAATAAGAGATAAAAAGTTGGCGAACGCCTAGTTCTCAAGTCTCATGTAGATATGGTTTCGTATACAAGTTGGAACCAGTGGCTTTGACAGCCCTACAAGAGACTCAAAATGGCCCGAAAGAAAACATTCAGTTACAAGAAGCGATCGAAGGAAAAGCTCCAGAAACGCGCTGAGCAGCAAGGAGGGCTGTTCGACAGCGTCTACAAGGATAAGTTCTCAACGTTTGTTCCTAAGGAGGGATCACATCGTCTGAGAGTTATGCCGCCGACCTGGGATGATGCAGATCATTATGGGTACGACGTCTGGCTGCACTCCTCAGTAGGTCCTGATAACCAGACCTATGTTTGTCTCAATGAGATGAACAAGGGAGCCTGTCCCCTCTGCGAAGAGCGGGCTAAGGCCCAACGTCGAGGCGATGATGAGTACGCAAGCGAATTGCGTCCCTATCGCCGCGTTCTGATGTGGGTTGTCAACCGGGCTACAGAAGATGAAGGTCCTGTCCTTTATCCGATGCCTTGGTCGATGGACCGAGACATCACAGCTATGTCGATCGACAAGCAGTCAGGAGAGATTCTCTACGTCGACGATCCTGAAGAGGGGTTTGACCTCGACTTTGAACGTCGGGGAACAGGGATGACGACTAAGTATGTTGGCATCGCTATTGGACGCAGAAGTAGTCCGCTTGCTGATGATGAAGATGTCTCAGACAAGTGGCTGAACTTCATTACTGACAATCCTCTGACAGACGTTATCAACTTCTTTGACTACGAGCATATCTCGAAAGTCTTCAGCGGAGGGGCGGCAGCTTCTACTGATGATGACGACGATGACGATGACGATGATGCTGTTGTAATCGATGCTGATGATGACGACGATGACAATGAGGCTGACGCCGTTGACATCGACGACGATGACGATGACGATGAGGAGCCTCAGACAGGAATGCGCCGCCGACAGCGAGTGCGTAATTAGACCGGGTCGAGGGAGGCGTATTGTTCTTGTTGGTGTGTGTCGTGGTTGTGTTACTCTCCTTCGCAATCAAAGCATTGATGATACGTCTCCCTCATTTTACTCATGACTGAAGCAGCAGAGACAACAGGCGGCATTTACTTCAAAGAGTCTCATGATACTGAGACCTTCACGACTGGTTGTACGCTGCTCGACTGCGCTCTCGGAGGGGGCTGGGCAGTCGGGAGAATATGTAACATCGTAGGGGATAAGTCGACGGGCAAGACTTTGGCTGCGATCGAGGCTTGCGCTAACTATGCAGCTAAATACGATGTAGCCCCTATCTACTATGCAGAAGCAGAGGCTGCGTTTGATGTGACCTATGCCGAATCATTAGGTCTTCCTGTAGCAAGAGTGAATTTTGTCGAGGACTGCTTCACAGTAGAAGCACTCTTTGATGCTCTAACTACAGTTGTCGCTGACCATGATGAAGCGCTGTTCGTAATCGATTCACTCGACGCATTGAGTGACCAGGCTGAGCTTGATAGAGAGATGGGTGCGGGAACTTATGGAGCATCGAAGGCGAAGCAGCTCTCTCAAATGTTCCGCCGCCTAGTGAAGAAGATGGGGGCCAAGAAGGTTACTGTGATGGTCATCTCTCAGGTTAGAGATAATATCGGGGTTACCTTTGGTAAGAAGGTTACACGGTCAGGAGGCCGGGCTCTCGACTTCTATGCGTCGCAGGTTTTATGGCTCAGCCACATCGCACGCATCAAGAAGATCCGTAAGGGGATTGAGCGCGTTGTGGGTGTGCGCGTGAAGGGGATGGTCGAGAAGAACAAGGTCGGTCTTCCCTTCCGTGAGATTGAGTTCCCTATCTACTTTTCCTATGGAGTAGAAGATGTTGTTGCTGGGCTCACATGGCTTATAGATAATAAGCAGACTAGCGTCTATAATCTCGATGAATCAGCGGCCAAGAAACTGCTCAAGAGGATAGAGAAGGTAGACGATGAAGAATACTTCAAGCACAAGGAAGGGGTCAGCGCTGCTGTAAAGAAGGCGTGGGCTCAGGTTGAGCAGAGTTTTGCTCCGAGACGGAGAAAGTATTGATGAACAGACGAGACTTATTCAAAGGCGCAGTAGGAGTCGTAGCAGGGACGGCTCTCGCTGGCCGGGTTGCGGCTGAGGAGATTTTCCAACATCCTACTCAGCTTGATGGGCTAGATGCTCGCTACCTCGAGTGGGATGACTACTGGAATGATCCTGATGATCCGCTTGGGCTCCCAGATCGGCTGGGGCGTTGGGGATTCGGACCTAATCAATATTGGTTGTCTGATATACGCATCTCGGGAGCGGGCGTACGTCAACTCAATGAAGCGTCTAGGGGCCATAAAGAGAAATCATATTCAATCGAGCTTGAGGGTTGTATGATTAGGGGTGAAGGCGAGCCTCTTGATTTCATTACAAGAGCTGGGCCTGGATCAAGAGCGACTCGCTGTAAATTTGAACGGATAATCCATCAAAGCTATTGGTATTCGGGGACGACATCGGGGATCCAGACCAGCGATACGAGTGCCCCTGGCTGGACCATCACTCCAGACCCAACTGTCAACGACTGTGATCATCCCGATGTGAGTGCTTGATGGATTACGGGACTGACAACTACCCACACGAGTATCCTGTATTCGATAAAGCACTCAAGAGCGCTTACAGGACTGGTTGGCGTCGATGGAATGCAGGTGTTGAGTGTGATATGGATGCTGGACCATGTGCTTGCGGGGCGTGGCATAACCACGATGAACAGCGTGTGTCTAAGTGGCCGTTGTTCAGGGATACTCAGTCGATTCCAGATTCATGGTAGACGGGTACCAAAAAGGTGCTCAATTTGAACGCGAGACTTGCGAACGGCTCTCCCTATGGGTTTCAAACCTGACCCGAGAAGATTCGTTCTGGCGGTCAGCATCATCTGGTGGAAGAGCGACGACACGTTCGCGTCGAACCAGAGAGAAGCAACCTAAAGTCTCCGCGCATGCAGGGGACGTCGTAGCGACACATGAGTCAGGCAACCTACTCATCAAGCTCTTCTTTATAGAGTGCAAGTTCTACAAAGCTTTGCGGTTTGACCTCGTCCTGTATGGGAAGATAGGGACGATGGATATCTGTTGGAAGACGCCTAGAGCGCAGGCTGCTACGCATGGCAAGCCCCCTCTTTGCATCGTCAAAGAGAATCGGAAGCAAGCCCTAGTTCTGACTGATGATGAGGGACTGATGATTCTACGATTAGGCGCTGTATCGAAAAATGATCTAAAGGTTCAAGCCTACTTCCCTCAGTATGGAATGCATGTTCTCTACTTCAGAGATGTATTGACTGAGTGTGATTTCAATCTAGTCAGGGCGGCATATCTATGACAGGATTCCTCCTGACCTCTGATATTCATCTCACATCGAGAAGTCGCGATGAGTACAGATGGCTGATCTTCGATTGGCTGCGTGTTCAAGCACTTAGTAGAGATGTGACTAACATCTTCGTTCTAGGGGATATCACAGACCAGAAGGATCATCACGCTAATCTGCTAATCAACAGGATAGTTGATTCATTTGACGCTCTAGCTGCGGCGACATCAGCGACGGTTTGGCTGATGAAAGGCAATCACGATTACATCGATCCTGAGTACCCTCTCTTGAAGTTCCTAGGGGGTGAAGGTGCAGTGAGATTCGTATCGAAGGTTCAAAAGGAGATTATCGACGATCAGCGCGTGTTGTTTCTGCCTCACCAGATGAAGGTTTTGGGGGCAAGGAATAAGCACGTCTGGCATGAGTATGATTTCAACGATTATGACTTCATCTTCTTACATCAGACGATGGATGGTTCAGTTGCGAGCAACGGCTTTCCACTTCCTGGACTTCAGCACAAACTTTTTGAAGGCACGCAGGCGACGGTTATCGCGGGAGACATCCACGTCCCTCAGAAGATCGGTCCGGTCACTTATTGTGGATCGCCACATCCTGTCCGGTTCGGAGATGACTTCAAACCAAGAGTCTTGTGGTGGAATGGAACCGAAGTCAAATCAGTCTCAAGAGTGGCGTTGAAGAAAGCAGTCATCATCCTCGAAGACCCAGAAGATCTAGTCGAGAAGGCTGGGCTTGATAGGGGAGACCAAGTCAAGGTCATAATCACGCTTGCCCGTGAAGACTTTCATACATGGGAGGACCGAAAGCGTAAGGTCTCTGCCATCTGTGAAGCGACTGGCTTGCTTCTGTATGGAGTTGAGTTGAAAGAGAAGCGTGAGATCGATCCAAGGATCAAGATAGGGTCGCGGCCAGCGCCAAAGAAGGCAACGGTTCCTGAGCTATTTGAGTCGTTCTGCGATTCACATCAAGTCGACAGGGAAATGCGCAGAGTAGGACGAACTTTGCTTTGAAGCTTTTGACCATCTCGATACAGGGATTCAGGTCATTCAAGCGCGACGAGGTATTTGAGTTCCCCAGTACCGATGCAGGTCTCTTTCTAATATCAGGCGACAATCAGGTTGACCCTGAACTTGGAGCCAATGCATGTGGGAAGAGTACTCTATGGGAAGCGCTTGTGTGGGCACTCTATGGCAAGACGTCGAGAGGGTTACGCGCGTCAGCGATAGCGAATTGGCATAGAGAGCAACTATGCTCTGTCTCAGTCGAAATGGAGGTCAACGGGGAGCTCTATGCGATTCTCAGAACGTGGGATCCTAATACGTTGGTCTGTGAAAGGTTCACCAAGGATGATAAGCAAGAGCCCCAGGTAATCACTCAGGATCAGCTTGAAGATTTGATTGGGGTTGACTACACGACCTTCATGAATACTGTCTTGATGGGACAGTTCAACCAGTTCTTTTTCGATCTCACTGCGTCAGAGAAACTGACTATCTTCTCTCAGGCGCTGAACTTGCAAAGCTGGCTCGATGCAGCTGACCGTGCTCGAGATAGAGTGAGAGATTGCAAAGTCGAGATCCAAGAGCATGAGAAGGTCGAGGCGGCTCAGCAGGAGGGGCTGACAACGATCAAGCATTGGGCCATCCATTTCAAAGAGAAGACCGCTTCGTTTGAGTTGAGTCGTAGCAAGAACATCAAATCAATCAGGAAAGCTGCTCGCCTTCTACGCGGAGATGTGGAACGGTTGCAGATAGAAATTGATAAACATGTGATACGCGAGAAGGTTTACAAGAAGCGAATCACAGATAGTGTAGTCAAGGTGACTGAACTGAAGCAGAAGCTCTCTGTCGCAAAGAAGCTGTTAGATCGTCTAAGCAAAGAGAGTATGGCCCAACTTCTTCTTCTTGATGACTTGAACGTGCGTGTCAAGAAGCTCCAAGCGATCGACGCTGAATGCCCGCTCTGCGACCAAACAGTTAGTGCATCCCATCTCAGCGAGGTTGTAATTGACTTCAAGAACAAGGCCGTCGCAGCTCAGGCTACATATGACGCATTGTCTCTAGATGAGACTAGGGCCGAAAAGCTCTTTCTGAAGGTCGATGAGAAGCTTGTAGAGCAGGAGACAGTCGGAGCTGAGGCCCAGATAGACCTCGCTAAGCGGTCTGAAAAGATTCTATCGGCGACAACCCATCTATCTAAGCTGAAGTCGGACAGAGAGAGCTTAGGAGAAGACCTTGTCCGGGCTGAACAAGAAGAGAATCCTTACACTGAGAACTTAGAACAGTGTGAAAGTGATGTCATTAGCAGAGAAACCAAGCTGCATGAAGTGAGACGTAAGTTAGTCGCGAGGAAGAAAGAGCGCGAGCGAGCATCATACTGGCAGAAAGAATTCAAGAACGTTAGACTCTGGCTCATCGAACGGGCTCTCGCGGAATTAGAAATACATGTGAACTCATCTCTGGTTGAGCTGGGACTGACTGACTGGGCTGTGACGTTTGATGTCGAGAAACCTAAGAGTGATGGCAAAAGTTTCACTAAAGGGTTTACGGTCTTCATCACACCTCCAGGATTCGACGAACCTGTTCCTTGGGAGTCGTGGAGTGGGGGAGAAACCCAGCGGCTCAGGATTGCAGGCGCGATTGGCCTTTCAACGCTAATATCGTCGAGGAGGGGCTTTGACCCATCTATCGAGATCTGGGATGAACCCACAGCGCACTTGAGCAGGGAGGGTATCGAAGATCTTCTCAAGTTCCTGGGCGCTAGGTCGAGAAGAGAACGTCGTCAGCTGTTTCTCGTCGATCACCGCAGCTTGAATGCAGGCGATTTTGATGATGAGTACATGATCGTGAAAAATGCTTCTGGGTCACATATCGTACAACCGACAAGAAAAGGGCAGTCGATTACGGCTAATACACCTGTGAGTTGATATAGATGTGTATGGGGCGTGATAAGTTATGGCAACGACTCAGAAGACTTTAGTGTTCGATGTGGGTAGTAGTGAGGATCTAGACGCAGCGTTCTGGGCTTGCATCTTCGGTACACTCGTAATCAAGCATGAGTATGACGACTCGCTTGAGCTGCCTTCTAAATTTGAATTCTGGCAAGTAAAGAACTTCGTATTCTGCACAGATTCGGCTGTCGATGAATCACAGCTGATATTGTGGCTCGAAAAATTCCTATGAGTTGATGTTATGAAGCGGCGAAGGAGCCGGAAGAAGCGTCCGGTACATGAGCGGTTTCTAGAGCTGCGCATGGTGAAGCTGTTTTAGTCAAGCAGCAATAAAACCCAAACAGTTGTCCCTTCGAGGGCTAGGTAGGGTATCCTATAGCCTAATGGTAGGACCTATCAAGGCCGCAAGCCCTCAAAGGCCCATAAACCAGTGCGACGGTTGTCGCCGTGGGCTGCCCCTTATGCCCTCTGGGTTCTTTGGTCAAGATGCGATTCATTATGGGGAGGGGTATGATCTCATTGGTTGTACGGCGCATCTGTACGGCCACAAACCCAAAGCACGAGAGGAAGCAGATGTCCGATTACGATCCTGAAGTCGTCGCGGTCAGCAAAGACGCCTTTCCGGGGTGTTATGCCGTCGATATCAATCAATGGATTATCGATTGGCAAGATGCTCGAAGTGACGGACGAGAGGACTGTCCTACTGAGCTTGAGGTTAGCTGCATCAAGCAGATGCTCGGAGCGTTCGTCAGGAGCGCGCTCAACGATGGTTATGGCGATGTTGGAATCGTAGCCCTGGTCTACCAGCCGATTCAAAACGTCGAAGCAATCACGAGAAACTAAATCACATCTAACTAGGAGAGGTAATCAAATGGGAATGGATGTATTAGGGAAGTGTCCTACATGCGAGGTTGGACAGTACTTCAGAAACAATGTCTGGAGCTGGCGTCCTCTATGGGACTACTGCCTCGAAGTTTCTTCTGACGCCCGCCAAGTCAAATCGGGGCATACCAACGATGGTGATGGTCTTGATCGACGCGGGGCTCGTGCCTTAGCGTTGACCCTGGCTACCAAAATCGCTGATGGCCACACGCGGACGTATGCCATCGCGTACAAAGCTACTAATGATGCTTTGCCTGATGAGACCTGCGTCCTCTGCGAGGGTACGGGCTCGCGCAAAGCGCCGCCTGATATTGGAGCGGGAGATGCGGGCTACTGCAACGCTTGCGCTGATACGGGTAAGCGTCGACCGTCAGCTACGATGTATCCTTTCAGCGAGGAGAACGTAATGGAGTTCGCAATATTCCTAGAAGCCTCCGGTGGCTTTGAAATCTGGTAATCAAAAGGAGATATCATGATTGACCACGATCATTACTACGGCGAGGAAGAGTTTCTAATCGACGGTGTCGGTTTCGCTGATCCTGGTGGAGGTAGCGCTCTTCGGGCTGAGACAAAGAACAATCCTCGAAACCTGCCTTGTCCTAACTGTGGAGAGAAGAATCGACTAACGCCGGCTGATAAGGCGCGGGGATATCAGTGTGATATTTGTGCTGATGCAGCCGAGAGGGGGTACTAATTCATGAGAGAAGCAAGCCATTATCAGGCACGATACCTCATCAAGCCTGACATCATTGAGTCAATCGTAGCGTATGTCAACGATGGTCTACGTACAGGGGGTTTCCTCGAGGCTGTCTTGTGCAACGAGCTACTGTTATCAGTCATGCGGGCTGATAGCATAAATCGCGCTGCGTTACCGCTAATCGTGGAATTCATCTTCAACAACGTCCCAGCGAGCCTCTGGGGCTCGCCTGAAGCGGTCAAGAATCATCTGCTTGATAAGCAAACTGAACGCTTGGAGGTCGCTGATATCTAATGCGAGTTAGAGTCACACTTACGCAAAAAGCGTTCGAAGATGAAATTCTACGCCAAGCGATGCGTGAATTGATGGTTACTTGGATGTCGATGACTAAGGTCGACGCCCGTATGCTCGATGCGCATGGTTACTTCACAGGTGAAGTGACGAAGGTTCAATTCGACCGAGCAAATAAACGTCTACATCGTCATATCAAGTCGATAATCGACGTTCTCGCCCCCGTGAAGCCGCTTCGACCGGCCCACATGTAGGTATAATTGGGGGCACAGGAGGGGCCGCAAGCCCCGTCTACCATTCCCTTCAACCTCAAATGGAGTTCTACTCTTGTGACTGATTTCGATCCTGACCCTCAGCCAACTGATGTCGAGCATACAATCGGCAACTTGCCTGAGATCACGTATGAGATGGTAGAAGCGATGGAGAAGGCTCTACCGAGGAAGTCTCCTCGTCGCGCGCGAAAGCCCAACTCCAATAGCATGATGAAGATGTTTATGGATCCGGGCGTTGGCTTTGATACGAAGCGCCAACTGGCGACTCAAATCATGGCTAACAATGATGAAGGGGGGCTTCAGGTGCTAGCTGAAGTCTTCCTCAAGGCCGCTAATAGCGGTGAGGGCGAACACCTCCTTCAAGACAAGATGAAGGAGCTCAAAGAGTTCATTGAGATGTTGGGTTCAGGCCCCGTCAAGCTCGCCACATACCTTAGTAAGGATGCTGCCGGGCGCTGCAAGGTCGTCTTCGCAGACGGGTCTTACGCCTTTCCCACTTGCGCTGACAAGGCGCTTACTGCTGAACTCAAGGTTGGAGACCGCGTCTGGGCTGACAAAGCCGGGGCCATCCTGCTATTCAGAGATCCAGACACCAGCCTCTCTCTCGGAGAGCAATGCACGCTCGATCGGATCTATCCTGACGGTCGCTTGGATGTGACCTTCGGTTCCCATGATATGAAGTGTGTTGTTCGGGCATCAAATCTGCTGCTTGGACAGGTTGACGCTGGGGAGGCTGAAGTTGGTTCTGTGCTCATCGCTAGTATGCACAGCAAGCTGGCCTTCTACGTTGTGCCTCCTGAAGAGAAAATGGGCCACTTCAGATTCATTGCCCGCGATAACATTCCTGATGTTGTCGTTGACAGGGATGTCGGAGCGCCTGCCCCCTTTATTGGGGAGCTGGGGGACCATATCAGGCGGGAGATGACGAACCCTGGGCTGTCCGAGCGATACCGGATGCGAAAGTCTATCTTCCGCATGTTGACTGGTTCGCCTGGAACCGGTAAAACCTTCAGCATCAACGCTACTTGGAACCTCATGTATCAAGTTATGGGCGAGGTTGTGGGTGTTGCTCCTGATGAGCTGCCGAAACGGGTGCTCCACCTGCGAGCGTCCGAAGTCAACAGCAAGTGGTTTGGTGAGTCAGATAAGAACATCGCTCAGTTCTTTGATGAAGTTGAGATGCTCGCAGCCGATCCCTACGTCGCTCCTGACGGCAAGGAATGGCATCTGCCTGTTCTTGTCATCGCAGAGGAGATTGAGGCTATGGGCCGCAACCGCGGTGAAGATTCCATTCATGACCGCATCATGGCAACGCTCTTGCAGCGACTCGACCCTGGTAGGGACGCGTTCAAGAACTACTGCGTCTGTCTTATCGCGACCAGCAACAATCCGCAATTGGTTGACCGTGCGATTCTCCGCCGGATAGGTGGGTCGATTACCCGGTTTGGTAGTCCTGACAAGCACGTCTTCAGAGCTGTCTTGCAGAAGCAACTGCGTGATCTTCCTTTCGCAAAGGACAATCAACAGCAACGCACCCACGATAAGAATCGTGAGGCTGTCATTGAGATGTTGGTTGGAAGTCTTTATCGGCCGGGGGATGAACCGCTCGTGGAACTGACCTACGCTGGTCCTAACAAAGCGAAAGATTACAAGTTCAAACGGGATTTCATCACTCCTGCGTTGGTTGACCGGGCAGTTCAAGAGACCTGTCAAGCAGCCTGTAGAGCTGAGTGGGAAAATCAGGGCGACAACGCTGGGCTGTCTGGAAGTGACATCCTTGGAGCCCTGGAACAGCAGATTATCAATATCGCTGCGCTGGTTGAGCCCGGCAACGCAGATATGTACTTGACTCTCCCGGATGACGAGAGAGTTGTCGGTGTCAAGAGACTTCAAACTGTCTAAGGAGAAACCAAATGGAAGAGAAGAAGAAGAAGCAAGTTGAACAGTTCACTCCCGGCGCTGGGGGCAGCGATGATGCTGCTACAAGCGTTGTTGGTGACAAGAACGCAACCGTCAGCCACGGCCCTTACGCTGAGCAGTTGCCTGTCGCAGGGATGACTGTAGGGGAGGTGCGAAAGCGCTTCGGTGATCGGCTTGACATCCATCCGGAGTCAACCCCGCTCATCGGAGGTAAGGCGGTCGACCCGTCTACTCGAATCCAAGCAGGGGAAGTTCTCATGTTCATCCGACGCTCAGGAGAGAAAGGCTAGTCAATGGCAGCACCTCATATGCTCACCATTGTTGGTGACCAGATCACATCAAAATCACCCGAAGGGAATCTACATGCAGCTTCTGTGAAGGAGTTCGTGCAGATTGTCACGAAGAGTCAAAAGGTTGTCGAAGACCTGATTCTTCCTGACGGCGTGAAGGCGGTTCTGCCTATGCGTCAAGGGCTTGTGGTGATTCACGAAGTTCCCCCACAGCTCCACGAGTTCAAGTGGATCACTGATAAGTCAGCTAAAGCTCGGGGAGCAGATAATGACTACAAGACAGTCAAGGTTGCGCTTCCTTACGTAGAGGTTTTCAACTTCTACCATAGAGCCCCTAATGGGAATCTCGTCATGAGCGGGGAGCATGAATGCTTCTTCATGAATAAGTCAATTCAAGAAGATGGCTTTGACTCTCAGCTGATGTTCCCAGCTCTACTCAACGTGAGTAAGCTCGAGGGTATTCCTGGAAGCTCGCACAGATGCCATGCTTGGATCTGTACTCAGTATCTAAGCCCCGCTGAATACAAATTGTCTTTGGCTGATTCAAAGAATGACCAGAAGGTTATTCACGCCGGGCTGGGAGCGTTGCTTAGACACTTGTTTGAGTCAGGGTTCAATATGTCTTCTGACTACAGCGAGATGGCGTCTTGGTTCACCGAGACCTGTAAAGCGAAGATTGATCCGAGGTTGAAAGACATTCATACCTGGGTTGAAGCTTCTGAGAAAGATCCTTTGTTTGCACTCGAAGTTCCTTGGCTGCCTGTCAAGAAGACTATCAGACAGCTAGTCAACTACAGAATCAAGAAACAAACTGGAGTAAACGTAGAGCATGCACGAGACCTGCTACGACTGATGTTGCAGAGTAAGACATTCAAGAAGAAGGCGAAACTGCCGAAGGAGAACAATGGAGACTAAGTTGCTACTAAACGATTCGGAGGGCTTTGAATGGCCCAAGGATTCAATCTTCTACGCCTTGGGGTCAGATGGCCTCTATCTGGGACGTAACAACAAGTTCTACAAGAGCCTTATCAAGACTAAGGGTGGGCCAGGAGAACTGGAACCCCTCAAGGCTTCGCTTCGTCCACGATTCCCGAAGATCCCTCAAGAGATGTTTGAGAGGGTTGCGGGTTTTTTCGCCGATGTGGGGGAGCTTCACGACGCTGAATCGCAATGCTTGTTCTACTGGAATCCGACTGATGAGAAAGTCGAGGTTGTCGTTCCTGAGCAGAAGACGACCAAGAAAAGCTACTCAGTCAAGTATGAGCAACCGATTGATCTTCCCCACGAGTGGTTGCTGTTCGGCGATGCTCACAGCCATGTTCATCTGTCAGCGTATTGCTCTGGAACTGATATAGCTGATGAAGAGCACTTTCCAGGCTTGCACTTCGTCTTTGGTCATATGGATCAGGATACGATTCAACTCCATTGCGAAGCGGTCGTAGATGGTTCAAGATTCACTATTGATCTTGACCACGTGGTAGAGGGGTTCGAGGGCTTCTTGTTCGACTATCCTAAGGAGTGGATGGAGCGGGTTGAAGTTATCGAGTATTCCTATCACTCGGTGTACGACGGCAAGAAGTATGGTGGAGGCGGTTTCAGCGACCACTATGGGGGTGACTTCGGGTTCGGAGGCTCAATTCCTCCGCTGGATATTGACCCACCAAACTACAAGCACGAGTGGCGAACTCCAGAGTCGCAAGGATGCCCTCCGTGGCCGATGGGGAAGTACGACTCTCCTGAGTGGAAGAAGATGAAGCGTCTCCGCGATGCTTGGATGGAGAGGAACGATCCTAACACTGAGTATAAGAAGGAGCGTGAAGAGTATTCAGAGAAGCGACGAGCCGCTTATGCCGCCGCGTTGAAGAAGCAGCATCAAGACGAAATCAATGATGCCCGCACAGCTGCTACTGACTCAGATGCTGACGCTAGTATGGGGTTCAGCCAGGCGTATGAAGACATGCTTCAAGAGGATGCTCTTATAGGAGATTCCATTGATGTGGATGTGAAAGCTGAATGGGAAGCGCTAGCTGACGCTTTTGATGGAGATGACCAGCCACTAACTGAGCAAGATGATGATCTTGACATGGATCTTCCCGAAGATATCATGAAAGAGCGGGAGCTCGCACTCAATAACCTGGCTGAAGACAAGCGGTATCTTGCCGAGCTGGATAAGAAACTGAAGAAGGCCAAGGCCAAAAAGAAGAAGGCCAAGGCCAAGATTCGAAAGAAGCAGATCAGGAAGGTCGCTCCTAGTGACAAAGAGAAGAAGAAGAAGAATACTTCGTCAAAGAGGGAGATCACCCGCTGGGGTACAGGATCCAAGTAAATGAAGAAGCCGCCGGTTCCTAACCCGGAGCTCCTCGACACCGTCAAGATCATCGGTCTTGGCGGGGTCGGGGGGCTGGTGGGTCGATATCTATTCCAATTCATGGCGTCGTTTGATGCCCCAACTCGCTTGGTGTTCATCGACGGCGATTCGTTCGAACCCAAGAACGCGCAGCGAATGTTCTTCTCAGAGGAGGGCATGAAAGCAGAGGTCGCAGTCAAAGACATCTTAGCCCTCGTTCCTGAGTCAGGCGTCAGTCTTGAGTCAATCGAGTCGTACGTCAACAATGACAATATCAAGGATCTGCTGTTCGATGGTGAAGTCATCATCCTTGCAGTCGACAATCATGCAACTAGGAAGCTGGTTAGTGATTACTGCTCCAAGAACCTCAAGAACTTCTGCTTGATCTCAGGCGGGAACGATGGAGCTGGGGAAGATGCTGAGGGTTATGAGCTGCGAGGAACATACGGGAACGTCCAAGTCCATCATCGTAAAGACGGTGTAGACCAGACGCCTCCGATTACAACCTTCCATCCTGAGATTGACAATCCAGCAGACAAGTTGCCTGATGACTTGGATTGTGTTGAGGCCTTGAAATCAACGCCTCAGATTCTGTTCGCGAATATTGCAGCAGCGTCTGTGATACTCAACGCGACATGGCTTTATAGCTGTGAATCGCTCCACTATCCGGAACTGTGCTTTGACATCTTTGACGGTGTCATGCGGCCGGTTCCACTACCCTGTATAATCAATGACAAAGACTACAATGACAAAGACTACAAAGAAAGCAAAGAAGAAAGTACGCAAGTCGCGAGCTAAAATTCATACCGAGCCGTCAGTGGCTATTGTGACATTCACTCCTGAAGAGTGTATGATGCATCTTGAGGCAGCTGAGGCTGTGAACGCAAACCCGCGACCGCTTAGTCAAGTGAGGGTCGCGCAATATACTCGTATGCTCCAAGAGGGGGATTGGGAGTTCAACGGCCAGTCAGTTTCGTTCGACAAGAACGGGCACCTGGTCAACGGCCAGCATCGGTTCTGGGCTAGCGTTGAAGCCAATCGTCCCATCACAACCGTCGTCGCCTACAACGTCGAAGGTGCGCTGTTCACTGACCAAGGAGCGAAGCGAACCGCTAGGGATGTCTTGAAGGATCGTTTCGGTGCAGTTACTGGAATGGCAGTCACGATCTCCCGCGCTGTTATCTCTGAGAGTCGTTGCGGCCTCTACAGAGCTATCGCTGGCGGTCTTAGAGAGGCAAACCCCCACATCAAAGAGGTTTGTGAGCGCATTGAGACCGACCCTCAAATTGTCAGGAGCGCAGAACTTGCCCGCAAGGGATTCACAGGGATTGCTCCTAGCAGCGTTATAGGCATCGCGCATTACTTCGCAACGAAGACTTGGGGAGCCAAAATCTCCGATGAATTCCTTGAGATCATGAGGACGGGGGACGCGCCGATGGGCTCTCCGCCTAGAACGCTACGCGAGCGTCTTATGCGAACGCGTGAGTCGTTGCCTCGTACTGATGTCCTCGCGTTGACTATTCGTGCTTACAACCTCTTCGCTAGAGGGAAGGACTGGAAGAAGGCTGTTCTCGCTGGCAAGAACGCACAGAAGTGGAACGCGAAGTCTTACCCCACGTTCATCCCGATCGCGAAAGCGCGTCATGGCCGCAACAACTATGCGTAGAACGCTAGGAGTGTGATGCCGAAATCAAAAGGTTTGTTGAGTGACAGCAAGAAGCACAAGAGTCACGAGTCCAAGTCTGGTACCTACTTCGATGGTACGCCAAAGAAAGTTGAAGGAGAGTTCTCTGCTAAAATCGTCCAGGCGAAGATAAAAGAGATTCTCTGTCGATGCTATCCACTCAAGTGGTGCTCACAGATAAGTCTGTGGACGCAAATAGCAGGTCTCACACCAGAGAAGCGTCCAAGTCAGATGAAAGGTACGCCTCAGTTTTTGCTCTACAAGAGGATGAGTAGTTACTTGACCTCGATGCAGAAAGCTGGGCTTGCTATATCAGAGCGTTGTGGGAGCGAGAATGATTGGAAATGGCATACGTCCATGCCCTTCATTACTGAGGAGGCTGCTGATGCTGCCACAGTCAATGTAGTTCTCAACAATCAGCCAGCCACCTTCACTATCACAGGTATGCAGATGACTGATGCTGGTGTTGAGTTGGAAGGAACTTTGACCACGAAGTAGTCATGAAGGCTTGTAGAAATCACAGTAAGCCCCTGCTATGTCGAGTGGGGGGTAGGGGGTTAGCCCCTACCCCTACCCCCAAAACCCAGCAGCGGCCAACGCAGGCCCCCTGCTGGCCCCGTTATAGGGGGTGCCCAGGCCCCCAAGCCCCTGGAGGGTCTCGTGCCTAAATGGATCTGTGTCAAGTGCGGATGCAATAGTTCGACTGATGGGAGCCCCTTCACTGAAGGGCGCGACCCCAGACCTCTATGTTGGACCTGTCGCTACGAAGAGGCAGCTGACTACGTACTCAGAAAGAACGAGAAGCTCTACAACAGGTTACAAGACAATGACTGAGCTCGAAGGAGGAGACTGTTTCAGGGTTGCTGCGAACCTGACGCTACAGCTCGGTGATCGCGCGCGATTGATACATGGGCAGCCAACGCTCACCCGTCCGCCCTACATCAAATACGATCACGCATGGGTCGAAGTAGGGGATGAGGTGCTAGACCTCTCTAATGACAAAGCATACGCGATCTCGCGCGAGCTCTACTACGCAGTTGGGCACATCGATTCAGAAGAGAGTGAAAGTTACTCGTCTGAAGAAACCCGCTCACAGTTACTCGAACACGAGCACTATGGCCCGTGGAAATGAATGCATGTAGGTATAATTGCCTATTAGGGGTGTGTAAATGGGCTATCCGCTAGAACTCCATGATGATGATTGGCGCTCACGTTGGCTCGTCTTTGAGAGTTGGCGCTGCCTTCATCGCGTTGCTGAGATCGCTTGGTGGGATGACAGCGACAAGATTCGCGGCGACGGTGTCACAGTCTGTGGGACTGAAGGCTTCCTCATGATGCCTGGGATCATGTCAAGGATGGGTCTACGGCGCTGCAAGAAATGCTGTGATATGATGGGCGTTCCCTCCGGTGAAGGCTCACCTTACAATGAAGGGGTGCGCAGCCTTGAAGAACAACCAGTACTGCCGAAATAGGCTCAATACATGTGGAATTCAACGCTGATACATGTGATTCAGGACATGAAACCTGAAGAGTGCGTTTGTGCTTGTGAAGCGGCGTCGACTGGTTGGGCTGGAGCTTCAGTTCTTCTTGGTTTCTTCTTTCTTCTTGGATTCATCGTATACATCGGTTCTACATCGGTTCGAAAACCTAATGGCAAAAGCAGTCACTTGTACCCGCAGACTTCAGTTCTGCGCCGGTCATCGCGTTCACAAGCACGAGGGCAAATGTCGCGCGCTACATGGACATAATTATGTTGGCTATTTCACTGCCCAAGCGAAGAGCGTGGGCCAGATGGAAGGCAAACATCTTGATATTCTAGGCAGGGTCATTGATTTCGGCGTCTTGAAAGAACGCATCGGCGGCTACATAGACGAGTTCATTGACCACGGATTCATTGTTTGGATTGAAGACCAAGAAGTGATTGAGGCACTGAAATTAGTCCTGAATCAGAAGGTCTACATGATTAGTGAGAATCCGACAGCAGAGAATATCGCAAAGCATCTACTCGACGACATCTGTCCAAAAATCTTTGAGGATAGCCCGATTGAAATCATTGGGATCGTCTTAGAAGAGACTGAAAACTGTTTTGCTGAAGCTAATAATGCAGAGGCGCGAGCGACATGAGAAGCTGTTGGTGTAGATACATCAAGAAGAGAGTGTGGTCGAGTAGACCAATGAGGCCAAACTGGGCCGCTCTCTCAGCCCCTCGCCAGGTTCCTCTACCAGCTCCAGGCTATCCATCCTATTCAAATCAACCATGAGAGAGGTTAGGAGATGAATCAAGTGGCCGCTGATATTTGGGTTGTGATTACGACAATCATGGCGATTGCAGTCTTCTGGCATTTTGAATCTTTCAAATCTACAGTCGCGAAACAGCGTCTAGCATTCATTACAACCGGGCTGCTCGTCGCCGCAGCAATCTTCATTCTGAATCTAAATCATGAATAAAGAGCGAGCGTTGAAGTGGGCTGACGCCCTCGAATCTGGTGAGTATGAGCAGGGTACTGGAACTCTCAGAGCAGGCGATCAGTACTGCTGTCTAGGCGTTCTCTGCGACCTCTATCACCGCGAGACGGGTGACGGACGCTGGGCAGCGCATCTCAATTCGGCTGTGAACTTGTATACTTTCATTACTGACGGTTCCTCCGCTTCTGGCTATGACCCGCAGAAAGTTAGAAATTGGATAGATCCTGACCGTGAAAGTAGGGATGGTTTCATTCAAGGGCAACTCACCGCAAAGCAGGGTCGTTTCGCTAATCTGAACGATAACAAGGCAATGTCATTCAAGGAAATCGCAGCAATAATCAGAAAGGAAGTCGAATGAATAATGGATTCAGCATATCGGGTCCGCTCCAGAATATGAGTTCCGATGAGCGAATAGAGGCTGGGTTTGATCTACTCGCTAACATATTCAACCTCAATCATCTCTTTCATGATGATTTCAAAGAGGCTGAAGCTATGTTCGGCATTTATATGTCGATCATTGAAGCCGGAGCTCAGCAGCTCACTGAGACCGTCGCTGAGACTGTCGCTGACCCGCTAAACCCAAAGAACAGGGCTCAGATACTAGGCCTGGCTAAGGAGATGGTCGTCGAGTGGACTTGTCCTGAGGACTTGAAGGACTTTGAGCACTATTTCACTAAGGCGCGAAAGATAGCGATGAAGATTACTGAGGCCAAAGACATCATCAACAGCGCCGAACCCAAACCCCGCTTTGACCCCGCTTGGATGAATTAGGAGTGGCTAGTGCTAGAAGAGCTGAGGACCTTGAATCAAATGATCTCGGGCATGAAAGGGCTCGAGAAATACCACAAACGCGGTCAGAACGCCAGCACTATCAAGAACGTACTCAAGCTCTTAGAAAGCATGAAGACTGATATGATGGAGACTATGACCAAGCAATTAGAGGACGCTCAAATCGACAATCTATTGTTCGACAAGAAGAAACCCAAAGACATCGCAGACCCTGATGAGGAATGCTAATGAGCCTTGAAGCAGTAGGGATACGGGCCGTTGATACTGCCCCCTTGTTCGAGCTAGTAGAGGAGCGGACATATGGTGTAATCGTCGACTTGATTGACGCGACAGAAAAGCTGGTCTCAGAGCTTGCAGTTAGGGAGAGAATGCCTGAGAACTAGCATGGAGGCCAACAATCCATTGAAGTTTCATGAACAT